TCTTCGATACTGTCGTTAGCACGGATGACAACTTCCGTAAGATTACAGAACTGATTCGGCCTAAGAATGATTTCCGAACATGGGTTTGTTCCGAACTCATAGCAAGACTCCCTACGGCCATTTTTTGCAGCTTGTTTAACTGACGCTTCTCTGTTAAATATTCCTCGTTCTCCACTACCACTCTCCATTAGTGCAGTCCACTCACGCATGAATGACATACTATCAGGCTTCTCTGAATAAGATACTGAATTGTTAGCCAAGGCTCTATGCCCTGCATTCTCCCACCAGTTACCTGACTTAGCGTGACGCATACGGTCATCTGAAAGGTTAGACAAACTGATCATAGCACTACGTCTAACGCCACCTACAACAACTACCTCACCAATCTTGCACATAAGATCGTGGCACTCAAGACTAGAAAGCCTACGTCCTTGTGCAGCTTTAAAAGTAGTCACCGCAAAGTTAAACAAATCAACCAAAGGAGCAGGACCACTAGCCCGACCACCAAACGTTTTTAGCCTTGCACCTGCAGGGCGAACTCTGCTAACATCCCACTTAGGAATTTCACCAGCCCACAGGAGTGCCAACACTTGTCTGAGACCTTTAGCCCAACCTTCCTTGCTGTCCTTGATGACAACACACGTATCGCTTTGGAAAAGACTAGGAACATCAGGGAGTTTAGCGATGAACTGACGCTCAACACTGAAACCAACCCCCGTCCCACAAAGGAGGATGAACATAGCCTCATCAAAAGACTTAGGGTCATCTACGGGTAGGTAGCTACAATTATACATACAGGTGTTATCCCTGTCTGCCGCTTTTCCTGCAGTCATTAGTGATCTCATACTAGGCATAACCTCAAGGCTAAGGATAGCGTCACGCATTTCATCTAGGTCAACAGGCTTGAGCCATGTCTTAGCTATGTTCTGCAAGTAACGCTCTACAGTCTCACCCCATGTTTCACGGCGTCCCTCGCCTTCAAGCCAACGTGCATAGCGGCTGGTTGCAATGAAGGTTTGATAGTCGCTTGGTAGATAATTGTTATTCATACTTTATTTCCTTATACTAAGTCAGACAGGTCAGGCTTCCAGTAGTTTGACCCCTTCAATACTTTACCATCAGGGCGTTTAAGTGGCTTACCTCTTGGGCCTAGCTTAGACATATTAGATGCGTGTACCCTACGGAAAGCTTCATCTAAGTCCCACCCATAGGTAGCTGCATAGCCATACGTAACGTACACTAAGTCAGCTAACTCTTTAAGTAGTTCCTGTGGCCCATCTGCATCACGAACTTCATTGTACTCTTCTTTTAGAAGTAACCAACGCAAACCTTCTAGCTTTCTACTGTAACCATACTTTTCATTAAGAGGGTGATCCATTGCTGTTGCAAACTCTTTGACCATATCAAGAGGTGTATAGTCTTTGAGGTCATTGATCTTGTCTTCTCTGTCGTATTCAGCGAAGTCATTTATTTCTTGTTGTGTAATCATCCCTGATCCCTTACGTTTATGTTAGATATTTCTACGTCATCTATATCATAGATAACACGGTTTATCAAGTCCTTTATGTCTTCTTCATAGTACATAGGATGAGAAGACAATATGTTATTTGATTTGTCAACTGATAAGACAAAGGTAACACTAAACTTCTCAGTCTTCATTACTCTCAACCTCTGCTATTAAACGGTCTAAGTACCATCGTGCTTTCTTTAAGTCCTCTACACCATTCTTGTAGGGCCAACGCCACAGATACTTAAATGAGTTCTGCCAACAGTATGCCTCATGGGATGATACATCAGACCCCTCTGACATGGCTTTCATTGCATCTATACACTCAATGTTAGCTGTGTTGTAATGAGGTGGCTTATCCACCATGTCTACTTCAAAGGGCATAGTCATTTCTTTCCATTTAGCCATATTAGCAACTACCTTTGGTTCTAGTAAAAGCATTGAGGCGTAGTACGTTACCCTCTGCTGTATAGGTAGACTCTAGCTTATTATCTTGTGGCACTTGATTATCCTCTAGTAAACGCTCTACTTTATCTTCTAAAGCTTCCTTAACATCATCATAGATACCGTCATTATCATCATTAAGCAACTCAAACAAACCAATCATAGCTAGGCCCACACCCATAGCTTCTGTTAGTTGTGCATCAGACAATTCATGGTCATCACTCTTACATATACAAGTACCAATACGCCCATCACCCATAGGCTTGATTAGTATTGCAATCTCATCATCTTCTAGTACGTATGGCATCAAGTCTTCCTTTTTGTTTTAAGTGGTATCTTAGTCTGTGTAACACACTTTCCTTGCATTGTCAACCACTCTTTAGGTATTAGCCTGTGTGAGTATAAGAAGTCGTTTTTCTCACACCAATCACAGTATCTACTCTTAGCACCCTTGTATAGCTTTGCTTTAGCGTTACTAAATACAAACCGTATGTCTAACTCAGGATGTTGCCTTCTTACTTCTATATGCTTGCGCCTGTCCTCGCTATCAAAGATACCCTTGGTCTCAATAAAAATACCGTTGTCTAGCTGAAAGTCAGGTGTGTAAGTACGGTAACGTAAGTCTTCCCATTCTATTTTAAGTAACTCATACCTTACTTTTTTCTGGCACTCAGACAGAACAAGAGCAGTCTGTTTTTCAAGACCACTCCTGTACTTGGCTTTAAGGTGATGCCTCTTAAGTTTAGGCATCGTCTTCTTCTAATGACTCCTTAAAACGATCCATTAAAGTTTGAGCCATTAAAGAGTTACAAACCATTTGAAATTCTAGCTGACGTTTCATTGTTGCACTATATTGCAATTCTGCTAACAATTTTAATTGTGAATCAGAAAAATTATCAGAGTCATATTCAGTGTCGTTTAGTGTTACTTTAGCCATTAGCATTTTCCTTTTTTAGTTTAGTGTAAGCCACGTTAGGTGGCGTTAGTTTACCTTGATAAGTCCTAGAAGGCAGTTCTTTGTACTCAGGCCAACATGCAGACTTAAATGAACAGAAGTTACACTGTCTGCACAGTATTCTATTACCTGATGGTTTCTTGCGGTATGTCTCAGGAACATCTGTAAACATACGCTCAAAAGGCTCATCGTTCTCTAAGTAGTCATACGTTTCCCGTATCTTATCCAGTACAGCATCAACGTCAACGCCCTTAGCTGAGACATACTTGTGGTGTCCATTATTCTTATTGACTACCCACCATCCCCCAACCTTCTTACCTGCTGCTGTAGCGTAGCCTACAAGCTGTGCTACATAGCCAAAAGGATCGTCAGCTTGTAGTGTCTCAAGGTCTATGAACTTATTCTTGTAGGAGTAGTCGGATGCACTCTTAATGTCATCTATTCTATCCCCTAGTAATAAGTCATACTCTCCTTTTATAGGCTTTCTTCCCCCACCTAAGTCTAGTGTTACATTGGTGTTGTCTTGAAACTTAACCCCTGCTGCACTTAAGATGCCTTTAAATACAGCCTCAACTATATCACCTAGCATCATGTTCATCATAAATTGTTCTGGTAAGTCTTCCTTAACGTAAGGCATATTCTTTTCAAACCAGAGTTGACACTTAGGGCGTCCTATGTTGGACATTCTAAGTCTGAACGCATCCCTTGGCCCACCGTTAAACTGCTTGTTTAGTCCCGCTGATACATCAGAGGCAACGGAGTTAATCACCGCCTCTGACATTTCTGCAGTACCTAAAGTAGCGTCACGCATGAGTATCCGTACAGGAGTTTCAGCAGCGTGTTCGTAGTCCATCCTAGAACGGGATTTCTTCTACTTGCACGATAGCGTCAAGTGTAGCAGGGTCTACCTGTACATCAGGCTTACGTAAAGACTTCCACTTACTAAGCACATACTCGTTACCGTAATCAATGTAGTCAACGAAAGCCTGTACTGTAGCGTGATCCTCTGGAACCATTTTAGTTTTGGCACCCAAGGTAGCAACCATAGTAGCGTACTTGTTACCAGTAGGCAGGGTCTCTTTCTTAGATGCTAACGTAATAGTATGCTCAATCGGAAGAAGCTTCTTAGACACAATGTCTTTAAGTGCAGCATCCAAGGAACGCTTACTGTCTGCATTCTTTACGTCCATTGTAAAGTCAACCTCTGAGTCGTAACCTGCTACAGCTACACCGTTATCGTCAATGACTTTACCTAGTTTAACTTTACCAAACAAAACCTTGGTGTTCTTAACACTACGAATGATTGCTTTAGTATCTTCATCTAAAGCTTCCCAATCCTTAACGTACTTACTAGGCCGACCAAGGTTGAACGTACCTTTGGTGTCTTTAAGATCACCTTTAAGCACAGTAGCCATAACTGTCTTGTTCATGGTGTTGCTGTCGCTATCCCACTGTGTCCACTGCTGACGCTGTGCAAACAAACGAATAGTAGCACTACGGCTATACACGGTGTTACCTTCTGCATCAGTCAGTTTGTAAGCACCCAAAGGTACAACTACCTTCTCTTCTAGTTCACCATCCTCATCTACTTGTTCACGCATAATAGGAGCCTGTACCTGTGCTAAACGTGCAAGGTTTGGGCCAGCCGATACCTCTGCAGTGTCTGCACTGAAACCCATAGCTGCAGCAAGGTCTGACCCTGCCATCATTGTACTCAACTCATTGCTCATTATATATCCTTTCTGAGCTTAATTTAGAACCGCAGTTATATCATATCACATCTTTAGTGTCAAGCCAATTCGGTCCAATCTTGGCTTCTAAAAGTAGTGGTACGTTCATCTTTATGCCGTAGTAATTATCAATGATACTATTAAGATTGTCGTTAACATCGTTAATGACATTGATTACCTCCTTTTGTTCATCAGGGTGTATGTCAATGACCGCTGAGTCATGGACACTATTAACTATGCAAGAGCGCATACTCTTAAGCCTCTTGTCAATCTCAAGCAACACAACAGGTACAACATCACCAGTAGCAAACCCTTGGACAGGGTAGTTCTTGATCCTAGTGAAGTTGGTAGGTGTATTGTTTTCCCTTCTAGTCGTGCCGGGAAATGCATACTGTCTACCTGATACATTGGTTATCTTCTGAAACCGTATAGCCTCATCACCTAGCTTCTTGTGCCACTTAGCTATACCTTTGTACTTGTCAATGAAGTGCGTGTAGTATGCAGCTTCCGCTTTGGTTCTGCCGTACCCTGTCGCTCCAAAGAGAGGGGCGAAGGTGTGTTCCTTGGCAGCTTGCCTAGCAGTAGGTTGCCCTGCATCAGAGATAATTTGTGCAGTGTAAGAGTGTACGTCAAACCCTGTGTTAATCTCTTCCATAGCTGTCTCATCCTGTGATAAGAATGCAGCAGCCCTAAACTCTAGCTGTGCAAAGTCTGCTTCCATAATCTTACCACCAGACCAACGCGAAACAAAGACACGCTTAACAGGGAACGTACCACCTCTAGGCATGTTCTGCATGTTAGGCTCACGCCCACTAAACCTACCAGTAGACGTAATGTGCTGCGTCAGTGATACGTGCAGTACATCGTTCTGCTTGGTGAACGTATCTATACCCTCAACAAAGCTAGACAGGTAACTAGACACAGCGTTAAGCCGCTTCAAGTCTTCAAGGAACGTAACAGCTACATCCATGTTGTTGTCCATAGCTGTAGCCCTGAGTACGTCTAGTACATCCTTGCTTGTAGAAAAACCACTAGCACTAACCCAAGATGCGCTAGGTGGGAAGAAACCAAAGCCAGCCATTCTATCTTGCTTCTTGAGTTGGTAACCTCTGGCGTCACAATCCTTACATTTGTTAGGTCTTGCATACTTACTGCCATCTTTCTTTACTTTATACGTTTCTGCACTGCCTTCACAAGTTGGGCAAGTGAACGCCTCAGTACGATACAAAAGATCACTGTTAGAAGTAACAATCTTCTTTAAGTCTGCCAGATTCTTACAGTTGTCAAACAAGTTAGGCCAATCATCCTTGGAGTGAGGCTTACGACTAAAGATAACTTGAGACATTTGCTCTGGACTATTTAAGTTAACTGGTGTGTCGCCCATAACCTCACGAACCTGCATCTGTAGGCGAGATTGTATAGTGCCACGCTCATCTTCAAACTCTTTACGCACTGCATCTAAAGCTTGGCGGTCTACCTTCATACCGTCAGCTTTCATGCGTGTAAGAAGCTTACATACTTCAAACGTAATGTCTCTCACTTTGATAAGACTTTGTGACTCAGGAAGCATGAAGTCTGCAACCTGAGAGTGAAACAGAGAAGCCGTGGTGTTACAATCAGCCTCAAGATAAAAAGTCAATTCTGATAATGGTATCTCATCGGTGTTGTAACCTTCTTTAAAGTAACGCTTGAGGGTATCATCCTTTTTAAAGTCTAGGTTCCTACGGATGGCAGTATTCTCAAGAGACAAAGAAATCTTTTTAGCTACACCTTTCGGTGAGATTTCTAGGTTGTTTCCTCTGAGTAAAATACTCTCAGCTAACATGGTATCCCATATAGGCCCATCGTACTTAAAGCCACACTCCCAAAGCCAAGCCAAGTCATGCTGTGCGTTGTGCATGATCAGCAAGGTAGTGTGGTCTAGTATCTTTTGGATACGCTTAGACTCAACGCCTGTCTGATCAACGTACTCTTTGTGCTGTAAGTCAAACGTCAAAGCCTCAGTGCCATCATCAACGTCACGCACCCCTACGTTAACTAGGAAGTTACCCTCTTCCCAAGGGTCAAGCATTAGCTTGCCATTACGTTTCTTTGTTGTGTTTTCTACATCTAATACAAATCTCATTGTATTCCTTTCATCAGGCTAGGTACTGTGACCTACCCCCGTCTAATTCACAATGGACAACCCCATGCCATCCACCTTTTAGCTTGTTCTTAGCTACGTTAATGTGACGTTGATTGTCTTCGTCATCACCCTCAGTAACTTGGTTCTTAGCAATCAACAACATCAGGTCTGCCTCTGCTGCCTTGCCTGTCTT